CTAAAGTCGGTTAAACCTCTTTCAGTCCTTATATTTGATAATATTGGATTAACTAAAGCTAAGAACTGATTTCTAACTATTGTGTCATTTTGTTCGAATAGAAGTCTAATAGCCACAGCTGAAATAAGTTTTCTAGCTTGTAATAGAAGTCTTCTAACTTGAATTCTATTTAAAGCTGATTCCTTAACTTGTAGTGTTTTATTACCCCAAATCTTAATACCATCAGAATTGAACGTAGCGATTGGGTTAATTCGGTTTTCATAAAGGGTATCTCTCTCAGCTAAGGTAAGAGATTTTCTAGCTTGTATTGCATCAACATCACCACGTTGAATACCAGCAACAGCGAACCAAGGGAATGCAATGTTATCGGTCAAGGCAATGTTTCTAACTACGTCTCTAGTAGGTGGGACGTATATCAATACATTGTTCTCAGCATCGTTGATTTGAACCCATGGCCAGTAAGTACAAGTGTAGTTACTATCGTATTGGTCAGCAATAATATCAACAGCCTCATCAGCAGTTAATATAGTACCAGATGCAACGTCAGGAGTTGTAACAACATAAAGCGAATCGGCTCTATCGTTTTCAACCATATCGATTGTTGCTTCAACCAAGTTTGTGTTATTAGAGGTATCAATACCTGGAGTTGCAAAAACGTTAATACTAACAGCTTCTGGGTTTTTAAATGTCCAAATAGCTTCAAGGTAAGCGTAGTAATCTGAATTTATACCTAAATCACCCGAAGTTAATGTTCTATTTGCAAACGCACCACTTGTAAGACCAGCTTGACCAGCAGTACCATTGATAATATAGCTGTCTGCGTTGCTTCTAATAGTACGGTACACGTCCCAACCATCAAAACCACCATATGGTGCAAATGTAAATTTACGTGCATACAAAAATTCATATGGACCACCAACTAAGCCAGCATCAGTTCTAAACTGAGCGTCACCAGTGTCAAATAAGAATATTGGACTATAAGTACCACCACTTGCGTTAATAACCTCAAATACGTTATCTATTGTAACACCAGTTGCATCAACATCCATGTGGAAACCATTTGTCATACCTGTCCAGATATCTGGGCTAGAGGTTAATGGAACACCCTTATAGTCAAAGAAGTCAGAATCGATACCAACAGTTTCAGATAAACCTAAGTAATACTTACGTTTATTTTCAAATGTTGAATAGCTAGTCTTATATAATAATGCTGGGTTAACAACACTTGTATTACTGTTGGTTTGGTAGTCACGGATTGGGTAACCAATAAAACCAGCTGGGAATGCATCACTAGTGTTGCTAGTGTCATCAACTTCAACAAGAACATAGGCTGATTTAGAAACATACTCACCATCAAGTGTACCTATTCTTCTACCAATGAAGTTAGCTGAAGTTGGGTCCATAGTACAACGTGAAAAACTTTCAAGTATAACTGGTTGTGCATCAGTGTCATAAAAACCTCTAATTCTAATATCAAATTCTAAGGTATCTGGCTTAATGTTAACTATTGAAATCTTAAATTGTTCGTTAGCTGCATTACCATCAGAAATAGTCCATAATCTAAACAAACGCAATACTTTATTACCACGCAATTCTGAAACAACATATGGTGTAACAGCTGGTTGATATTCTTTTAAATAATCAGAATAATCGGTATCATACTGAATAAGACTTTGGTTGATACCTCTAATCTTACCATCAACATTTGCTGTGTTAAATAAATTACCATAAAGTTCTTCTACAAATAATGCAGTATTACCATCTTGTGCCGTTCTTCCCAATACCTTAGGAAGATAATTACGTTGCGTTCTATCAAGTGATACTTGGTAGTTAAATAAACCCTGTGTGTTTGAGTTACCACTTAGAGCAAATACACCAACAGGATTTGTTGTTGCAGCACTAAATGCTGGATTAAATATAACACCAGTTGCAGCACTTAATTCAAAGTTAGGTAATTGTGTAGATACATCTATAGCCCCTCTTGAACGTAACAATGCTACCAATTGGTCTTCAACATCACTATATCCAGTACCAGTATAGGTAACGGTTACACCAGAAGTAATACCAGTTATATTAACCAACGATGTACCACCAGTATAGTTTGTTTGAGTAACGTAGTTGTTAAATGACACACCACTAAAAGTATTACCAAACTTACTAAATATTGGACCAATATTAACTGTTGAACCACTAGTCGCTGAACCTAAGTAAGCTAGACTAGAACCTAGTGTTCCATCATTTATTAACGCTTGAACCAAGACATCATTAGAAGTTAATGATAAAATACTACCAGTTGGTGACGCTGAATATGATATTAAATAATTAGTACCACCACTATAAGAAATAGTAGATACCGTACCAGATGTAGATGGGTCAAGGGCCGCATCAATAGTGATACCCCAAGCTTGACCAGCATCATAACCAGAGAAACCTAATACCCTAGTTACAAATAATTGGTTAGATTGTGATAAATAAGACTTAGCTATGTATGGTAATTCATACTTAGGTGCTCCAGTATCTTTTACCTTGGTTGCGTTTAAGCCACCAAAGAAAGATTGGAATTCGCCATAATTACTTATAAATATTGGTTGAAATGCTGGTCCAATTGTGGTTTCACCAACTAAGCCAAGTGTTGTTACACCTACTTGACGAGTAATAAATGTTATATCTCTTTCTGATGTATAAACACCTGGACTAACGAAAACTTTTGTTGCCATATTAGTTGTTTTAGTTTACTTTATTGTTTTGTTTATTATAAATATTAGGTTTTACCCAAAAAGAGAATTAGGATAAAATATATATTTGTTTTAGTATGTTTTTTGTCATACTTTCATCATACTTATATTAAAAGATATGCTTAAGAGAGATAAAAACATTAAAATTACAACAAAAACTCATGAGTTACTAAAAAAACATTGCGAACAGAATGGTCTTAAAATGTTTTCTTTTGTTGAAAAATTAATACGTGAAGCTTGTATTACCAAGAAAGATTTATACGGTGAAAATTAACCATTATTAGAAGTATAGTTAATACCATCAGCAATTGCAGTAGTCTTAGTTGTTGCAAATATGCTTGGTAATTGTGCACCTATTAATGATTGATATATTTCCAAAAAAGCATTATGCTCTGCTAGAGTTGGGAAGGTGAGTGTTTCGTTTCCAAATGTAAATGTATATTCCATATTATTTATTTTTTATTTTTTTGATATTATAAAGCTTCTTAATGTTGCAGAGGCACCAATGAGAGCTCTCATTGTTGGGTATATATAGTTATCAACGGTAGTATCAAATGTAGGCGTTCCCATAGCTGTTGTTGTTATGATACCTATGTCAGTATAAGCTGCATCGGCACGAACTCTAAGTGTTGTTGAATTACTAAAGTATAAATTCTTTCTTTCTACTTGAATGTATTTTGTCGCAGCACCAGATGTAGCAACAAGCGCCAATAATTGACCAGTTGCTGGTGATGGTGGTGTATTTGTTGTATAACTCCTAAACCAACAATTTATTAAAGAACCAACTGTGAAGTCAGTTGGGTCCCAAGTGCAGTCAATTTCAATTATATCACCTGTTGTGAATGTATTTGCTGGTATTAAATAATAACCAAAGGCTGTTTCAGTAGCCGCAGCAAATGCTACTGTAACAGCTCCCCTAAAGTTAACGATTGGAAGACCAATACCAGTTAGGTTAGAACCATTACCGTAATAAGTAGTCGCACTTATTGTATTTGCAGATAAACCACCTGTAAACGTGGTTAAACCAGCTACCGTTCCACCTGTAAAGGTGGAACCACCACCAGTACTAAATCCACTAACACTAAATGTTCCACCAGTATTATTTGTAAACTGAGCCGTTCCAGCTGAATATGTACCACCAGTTACGAATACATCATCTGTCTTAAATCCAGTTACGCTAAATGTTCCACCTGTATTATTCGTAAATACGGACGAACCATTTGAATACGTACCACCAGTTACAAATACATCATCTGTCTTAAATCCACTAACGCTAAATGTTCCACCTGTGTTATTCGTAAATTCAGCTGTTCCAGCTGAATAGGTACCACCAGTAACCCTAATATCTATTGGTAAATTATTATAAGTTGTTGCTGAAACTGTTGTAGCTGTTAGGCCATTACTGTTTGCTATAAAACCATTTGATTGGAATGTAGTACCAGATATATAGCCATCGGCTCTAATTAAAGCGGTGGTCGCATTAGCTGTGTTAACAGACTCAAATACGTTAGTTACATTATCAGCATTACCAGTACCGTTTTTAACACTTAGTCCATCTAGGATTGCGTTAATAACAATTTCTGGTGTTGTTGAATTATCGTATGCCTGTTGAAGCGTAGTTGTTGATAAACCACCAGTACCACCAAAACTTTCACCAAATTTAGAAACCAGTGTAAATTTAGCATAATCTGTATTAGTTAATGGTTCTCCATCAGTACCAATATCATTTCTAACAGAAAGAAT